GTTTAACAGAATGTTAACAACTGTTTAACAAATCACCCTCGGACATCGAAAAGCACCGAAATTCCCTTTTGCGGAACACATAGAACACATTGGATATCACTTTCATTTAAATAATAATATATAGTGAAGTTTTGTAATTAAATGATTTTCACCATAATGTGACCTATGTGTTCTGAAGTAACCATTTTTCGGTGCTTGGTGAGGTGCTTCATTGGCAGAGTGCTGCAAAATGAGTTACAATTATAATAGATAGCCGTATCACGGTCGTGTGTACGGTGCTTATACGTATAGAAGTTTCGGTGAAGATGCATAGTAGAAAATTATGTGCTTATGGCAAATCCAAACGGTAATCCCAGCAACCTCAGACCGTTTAAGAAGGGTGATCCGCGCATCTATCGAGGTGGTCGCCCAAATCGGTTTTCAGAATTGCGAGAACTGGCGAAAACGATAGCGGGAGAGAAGCTGGTAGATGACAGCACACAGACAGCTTACACTCGAGTGGAGCTGATTTTGCGTGACTGGTTGAGGAGCAAGGACTACAGAAAACAACAAGCGGTGCTTGAAGTGGCGTACGGCAAAGTGCCAGCCGTCGAACCAACAACAGAAGTTGAGGAAGAGGACAAGGAATTTCGCTTACCAATAACGGCAATATCGCCAAACTTTCTGGGTGTCTATCGTGACATCATAATGGGTCGGCACACTGAGTACGTCTTTAGAGGTGGTCGTGGTTCCACCAAATCTTCTTTCGTCAGCGAAGTTATGATTGAGCAGCTGATCAACCACCCGGAATGGCACGGACTGGTTTTGCGGCAGGTAGCTAACACGTTGCGTGATAGTGTCTACAGCCAGCTCGTGTGGGCAATTAACTATCTTGATTTGAGCGACAAGTTCAAGTGTACAATGAGTCCGCTTGAAATTCAGTACGTGCCAACCGGTCAGAAAATCTATTTTCGTGGTGCTGACGATCCACTAAAAATCAAGTCGATCAAGCCGACATTCGGCAGCATCGGCTTGTTGTGGTTTGAAGAGCTCGATCAGTTCAAGGGCTCAGCTGCGATACGTAGTGTACTGCAGTCTGCGATACGTGGTGGTGACAGCGCCTACATCTTCAAGTCGTTCAACCCACCGAGATCGAAGAACAACTGGGTGTTGAAGGAGCTCGACTTACCGAAGGAAAATCGGTACGTGCACGATAGCGACTACCGGTCGGTACCGGTTGAGTGGCTCGGACAGGCGTTCATTGATGAAGCGCTCTTCTTGAAGAAAGTCAATCCAGACGCATACGAGCATGAGTACTTGGGCATTAGCACTGGAGCTGGCGGTATCGTGTTTGAGAATGTGGAGCTGCGCTCAATAACGAACGACGAAATTGCACAGTTCGATCGTGTGCTACACGGTTTGGACTGGGGCTACTATCCGGATCCAGCTCACTATCAGCGCATGCACTTTGATGCAGCTCGACTTACGCTCTACATATTCGGCGAGTATCGTGGTTGGAAGCATGGCAATGAGGAGCTCTATAGTAAGATTGTTGGAGCAGGCTATCCGACGAAACAACTGCTTATCGCGGATAGCGCAGAGCCGAAGTCAATTGCGGACTTTCGGACGTACGGAGCAAACATACGGCCGGCCGAGAAAGGGCCAGAGAGCGTGGCCTACTCGATGAAGTGGTTGCAGCGACTGGTGAAGATAGTCATCGATCCAGTGCGTTGTCCATATGCAGCAGAAGAGTTTGCCAATTATGAGTACGAGCGCAACAAAGATGATGAGTACATTAGCTCATTCCCGGACAGAGACAATCATGCGATTGACAGCGTACGATACGGCACAAATTATATCTGGCGACGGAGAGGTCAGTAATGTTTCGACGACTTTTCAATTTGATTAGAGACTGGATAAAGCGTATGATCGGACTACAAACAGTAAAAGAAGTATTGAGCGTTGATATCGCTATCAGTACGCCAATGGCGGAAGCGCTAGAGCTGTGGACACAAATTTATGAAAATCGAGCACCGTGGGTAAGTGATGCGAACGTCTACAGTCTGAACTTAGGCGTGGCGATTGCGAATGAGATAGCACGTGCTACCACGATTGAGATGGAAGTCGAGATTGACGGAAGTCCACGTGCTGACTTTTTGCAAGAGCAGTTTCAACGCGTAATGAAGCGCATACGGGAGCAGGTCGAATTTGGTTGTGCTAAAGGTGGATTGGTCATGAAGCCGTACATTTATAATGATCGGATCTACATTGACTTCGTTCAAGCAGATCAGTTCTTTCCGGTAAAATTTGACCCTGATGGTTACCTGATAGACTGTGTATTCGTTGACCAGCGTCAAATAGGGGACTCCTACTACACCCGGTTGGAATATCACCAATCAATTGATAATGGTTATATTATAACGAACAAGGCATATCGCTCGACAGATTCGAGTTTATTGGGCACGGAGATAGCACTTGAGGAGTTTGAAGAGTGGTCGGATATACTGCCGCAAGCAATGATAACGAATGTGGAGCAGCCACTTTTCGCGTATTTCAAATATCCGATGGCCAATCAAATTGATGTCACGTCAGCACTTGGAGTTTCCTGCTACTCACGAGCTACGGAGCTTATTGAGCAAGCTGATAAAATATGGTCGAACTTCTTATGGGAACTTGATAGCGCTCAACGAGCACTGTATGTCGATATGCTGGCATTTGGGCTTGATGATGAAGGTAGACCACTGCTACCGACAAAACGGCTGTTCCGCACTCTTGATACCGGCGGTTCTGCAGAAGCGTTCTTTGAAGAATGGTCACCCGATATTCGGCAGGAGGATCTGCTCAAGTCACTAGATGCGGTGCTAAAGAAAATCGAGTTTACATGTGGTCTAGCATATGGTACAATATCAGATCCACAGACCGTTGACAAAACGGCGACTGAAATTAAGATCTCACGACAGCGGACGTATTCGACGATCGTTGATACGCAAAAAGCCTTGGAAGAGTCACTAGAACAATTGTTCTACGCGATGGATAAATGGGCGGATATCCTTAAAATTCCAGCCGGTGAGTATGAGGCGGTATATAAGTTTGACGACTCTATTATTGTTGACAAAGACAAACAGTGGACGCAAGATTTACAATTAGTTGGAAGCGCGGTTATGAGCAAATTAGAATTTCGAATGCGTAACTTCGACGAAACAGAAGACATTGCTAGAGAGGCCCTCCAGAGAGTTGACGCAGAACAATCGCAAATGTCTATATTAGACGAGGAGTAAACGTGGTTGCTGACAACACACGAAGGATTGAGCCAACACAACCCGAATTGACCTTAGAAGAACGTGTCGCAGACAACACACGCTGGATTGCAGCACTGGAGGTAAAATGAATAACAATTACAGCGTAAACTTTCAACAGATTAGACAAAAGATTACGGTACAGATTAGGAGACTACTATGAGCGCATTAGCACAAGGACGGAGAAGTTTACCATTAAGTTTGGTAGAAAAACTTGAAGCCTACCTTGATAATCCAAAATCTGCTGCTATTTACGGCGTGAGTTGGGACAAGAGTGAAGACCCAACGTTGACACGTACCAATGATGCTGTTGGTATGACTGCGGCAGTTGGAGTAGATAGTGAACCGGCAGTTAATGACTTTGACACGGCGGAGATATATCGAGAAATTAAAGAAGTAGAAGATAGCTTGGGAAACACATTTGTCCGCATACCTAAATTCTGGATTAGGAAAATGGATGGCACTAGCATCAAGACGTGGCAAATATCAAAGCAACACTTCAGTGGCGCTTATCTTCCAGCCTGTTTTTGGGATTTTACAAACGGTGTTGAACTGGACTACGTTTACGTTGGTAAACATCTGGGCTACGTGGATGCCGGTGTGCTGCAGTCTATTCCTGATGTCTACCCAACAGTCAATACAAACATCGTGGACTTTAGAACAGCCGCAGAAGCAAATAACACAGTTGATTTATTAGGTTATCAACAGATGGACATCCACGTATATGACATGCTTCAAGTGTTGTTCTATGTGGAATTTGCAACGCTGAACTCGCAGAGCATCATGGCGGGCTATACGGCTGGCAGATATAATGCTGCGGATACATTGACGGCAGATACAAGCCCTGCTGGAAACACATTGGTCGTTTCAAATGCAGTGGGCGCCAATTACAAAGTGGGTCAGGCGATATCTGTAGGCACTACCCTGGGCGGCAACCAGCGTTTTTATGGGAGAACAATTACAGCGATTGATGCAGATACACCATCCTCCGGAAGTACAACAATAACTTTTGATGGCGATGCTGTGGAACTATTTACAGGAGACATCCTTTACAACACCGCTATGAAAACTGGTTTCAGTTCTGGGATAACGGCATCCAGCGGTAGCGTGAGCAGCAATACGGATGGAAAACATTCGTTTAGCTACCGAGGCGTTGAGAGTCTGTACGGTGACATATGGCAGTTTGTGGACGGCGTGAATATTAACGAAAATCAAGCCTGGGTGTGTCGGGATGCAGACGATTACGTAAGCAATCTGTTTGCGGCTCCATACGAGGAGTTATCTTATATCAATCACAATGGCAACGGATATGCGGCGGAGATGGGGCTGGATGCCGACCTGCCATTTGCAGAATTTCCAATATCAGTTACAGGAGGTGCGGACACCAAATATTACTGCGATTACTACTATCAAGCCACGGGGCAAAGAATTGCCCTGGTTGGCGGGTACTGGCGCACCGGGTCGAGCGCTGGCTTGTCGAACTGGAGCTTGAACAACAACTCGTCGAGCGCGAACGTGGGCGTTGGGGCGCGGCTTCTTAAAAAAGCTCTTTAGTTGGGGAGAGAGGATAAACTATGAACAGATACGGATTTGATGAGTTTGTACAATATAAGGATGTTGGCGGTATCCATGATATTCTGATTGACGAGCTTTTGAAAGTTGATAAGAACGCTTATTTAGTGGGCGTTTTAGATGCGCTGTCACGGGGTTATAAATCGCTGGAGAAAATGCCGTTAATGACAACCAAACAAAGGGACACGGTAGCAGCAAACCTGAAGATGGAGATTGTTGCCAATACGCCACTGGAGTTGGTAACGGAAGTACAGGCGAAACTATTAGCATCTGCAAGGAGTAAATAAAATATGGCAACGATATATAAATTCAAAGCTTATTTCACAGAGCAAGGCATAGGTGTAGCGCCATCTCCA